TCGTCAAGTGTCGATTCGCCTTTTCGCAGAATGTAAGTAGAGCCCATTTTTCTCCTTTGTGCCTCCGGGCTGGGGAATAGTCCCCAGCCCATCCAGCGGTATAACTAGACGGTCAGATTGTAGCTGATCGCCGCGGCCTCAGTGTCACGATAGGCCAGGCCCACGCGGGTCATAGCCACGATCTCGTTCGAGTCGCTGTTGGCGAAGCGTGTCGTCTCAATGGTCATGCGCCGATGCCAGCCGAACAGCCACTGATCCCAACGAACGGCCAGCAGTGCGCCGTACAGGTTGTTGGTTGTGGTCGTCTGGTCAACCTTGCCCGCGCTGTTGGCCAAGCGAGCCGTGCTCTCAGAGTGCATGAACGCGCTCGGTCGGTAGGAATAGCCATAGACCCGATTCAACTGCCCGCCCTCAAGCGTGGCGCCATTGAACACATCCTTGGTCTTGACCGTCGCCAGTTGCAACGCCTTCCAGTAGGTGTTCATATCAGAGATGAACCCGACCTTGTTGATATCGGCATTGATGCCAGCCGTGCCAAGCAGCTTGGCCGTCTCAAGGAAGTCGCCGTCTGCCAGTGCACCACCATCGCGGCTGTTGGCCGTGTTGGTCACAAGGGCCAACTTGCGGAACCCGTCGAGCAGCAGGAAGCTGTCAGTCGATGTCGGCGTGCCGCCAATGTCATTGATATTCGTGGTGATCGTCTCGTCGGTATCGCCGTCAATGATCGCCTCTTCCATCGTCTCGGCGCCACTTGTGCGAATCTGCATCATGAGTTGAGGCGCGAACCGGATGATCGAGTCCTCTGTCATTTCGCCGGAGAACATCACGCGGCAACCCAGCTTGCTGATGGTCATGGCTTTCTCGGCAGTGCCCATCTTGGATGATGTGATCGTCGCCACTGGCGTCAGCATGGTCGAGTCGTAGGTCGTATTCTCAGCGACCTTGTACCACGTCGGGTCAGTCGATTCGAGCTTGATGTTCACGCCCATGTAGCCGTTGGGAATCTCCATCTGCGGGAGCTGGTTCAGCACCCACGACTCGGCACGAATGGCCTCCCATAGGTTCTGCGAATACATATACTCGACCCATTGCAAGCCATAAGCCGTCAGCGTGGTCACGTTCAGCTCGTTGGCCTTCATGCCCCTGATGCCAGGATTCTGCATATACAAAGCCTTGAGGCCGAACCCTGCGCCATTGTCGCCCTTGGCCTCTTCACTCACAGCCTTGGCGTACAGAGCCTCAAAGGCGCCGTCACCGATAGGAATGCCCTTGGCCTTGAGAACGGCCAGTGACAGAGCGTGCTCGGCAGGGCTCAAATAGTCGTACTTGCGCCCTGGCTGCGTCAACACTGCGGGAGCCTCGCCCCCTGGCAAGCGCCGCATCTCGGCCATCTCGGCCTTCAGCTTGGCGGTTGCAGCCTCGACGGCAGCGTTGATCTCTGCATTTTTCGCGGCCTTGGACTCTGCCTCAGCCTGGCGGATAGCGTCGTTGTCAGCGAGCGCCTTGGCCACAATGGCCTGGATATCCTTCTCTTCCATTTCCGTTTCTCCTTGGTCGGACTCATCAGATTGATTGTTGTGCCCTCCCACGGTGCCGCGCATGTCTGCGCCTTTGGCGTCCGTCTCTCGGTCGGGTATGCCATCGGGCCATAGTATGCCCGCCTGGTTATAGATTGCCTTGGCCACGGGTAGCGCCACGGCGTACTGATTCGCCGGTTGCCTCGATCCGCCTGCATCGAATACAGACAGCTCGGCGACGGGCCATTCGTCGATATGCCCGTCAGCGCCGATTCTCACGAGATGGCTAATGGATCCGCTTGACGCTCTGGCCGCTAGGTTGCGAGCCGCATCCATCACGCGCTTGGATAGCTCGTTGGTTGCGTCCAGCACCACGCGATACCACACGCCAGCTTGATCTACCCAGCGCCTAACCGCCTTACCGATGTATTCAGGCTTGCCGCTCGGCTTGCCCTCCGGCGTGAATCCGTGATAGTAGACCACAGGAGGCAGCGCCCACTTGTCATCATGCAGCGCCGTCTGTGCATCAAAGTATTCACCCTGGGCATCCTTGCCGCCATTAGGCCCGCCAAATGGCACGCCCAGCACGTCAAGCTCCCAGTCGCCAGCGGCCTTGATCTGATATGCTCTCATGGTACGTAGCTCATGCTCACGGTGTAGGTAAATGGCCGCGTTGTGATAGCATCGCCAGCTACGATCTGCACCCGATAACGGCTAGGGAGCGGCACCTTGACGATGCCCGTCAGCGCCGAGCCGGTGTCTGTTGCCTCTGGGTAAAACAACCACTTGAGCTCTTGCGCTGTGGAATACGGCCCCATAGTATAGAGCGTATAATAGTCGGCCTGTGCGATGTCGTAGGCGTCAAGGGTGAGCGTTAGCTCTGTAGTGCTGCTCAGGATCGTGCCAATGTCCCACACGAGATAGCCGCCCTTGGACGATGGCGGCCTCACCGCTCTGCCACTGGTCACGGTGTCAGTCAGATTCTCGGATCGTACCAGCGTCACGTCCTGGTCCATGTAGAACTCGTCACCGGCGGCGCTGATAACGGCCCGCTGTGGGAACACGCCCGGCATTGCCACAACTACGAACGCGGCCAGCACAACCGCAATGAGTACACTCAGCAAGTATCTTTTCATCTATGCCTCCAGCGCCTTGTCTATCGCAGCGTTTATCTTGCCCTGTATGGTCGGGTCACTCATCACTTCGTCAATAACCTGTTCGTCAGTATGCCATCCAATATTGCGCATCACGCTCGATTGGAAGTCGGCGCTCTGGACAAACGGCGCATAGTCTACATCCGTCCAAACTGTTCTCTCTAGTGGGCCACTGACTACATCCTTCCAGCTCTTCTGCAGCTGTTGCGATGTGTTCATACCGCCCAGCGAGCCGTCCAGGTTGGACCATCTCGGCCCAAAGTGTCGCTGATACCATCGGCTAGGATATGGCCCAGGCTGATTGGCGCTTGTCTCTGGTGGATAGGCCATCATGCGGATGCGGATCTCTTTCGACACCTCGCGCACTATATCGGTCAGGCTCTTGGGTATCGCCGGGATGATGTTCTTCAGCTCGTCTAGCCCTTCGATGTGGACGTTCATCTCCATCAGCCATACCTCGGCTTCAGATACTCAACAACCGTCCTGCATCGGCAATGCACGTGAGCAGGCGGCCCCGTTGGGATAACCTGGCGCCACGTCTCTTCGACTGCCTTGTCAAGCGGCCCACAGATAGGACACACGCGCTCATCCTCAGCGGTTAGCCACCGCATCACCGTCTCAATGCCAGAATCGCGCAAGTCTTTCTGTAGCTTGTCAGATACGGCCTGGAGCGCCCTGGTCACCTCAGTAGACGAGATGGTCTCTGCTCTGGCTAGGCCAAACGTGCTCACAACCATCTGCGACATAGCGTCGGGCGTAAGTGTGCCGTCAGCCACCTGCTGGGCCATACGGGTCAGGTACTTGTCGTCTGTGCCACTGATGCGGCTAATCAGGCGATCAGCCTCCTGCTGAGCGTAGACCATCGCATCGTCTACCGCGTCGCCATAGTCCAGCCCCCACGCCAGCTCTGACGCTTGCCCTAGCAGCTCGTCGGTCATTGCCTCGTGATAGGTCAACACGGCTTGCGAGCGTATCTCGGCATACATAGCCGCTAGATCAGGCGTAACGCCGGCGGCCAGCGCCTCTTGGATGGATGGCAGATATTCGCTATAGATACGGGCCAGCTCAGCGGTTAGCACTTTCTCCAGACGACCTGGTAGCGCCTTTGTGTTGAGCCACGGATCGAACGCTGTTTCTGGCCTACTCTCTAGCCGAGCCTTGATAGCGTCCTGTGTCCACTCTGGGATGGCGTCTGACTCAAAGTCGGCATCAGGTCGCTTCTTAGCCTTGCGTCGCCACTTGTACAAATCAGCCACAGCGAGCGCCTTGGTATTGTCTGGCTCTTCATTATCTGTGTCGGCTGCGCTCGTCGCCTGTTCTGGCGTCTGGTCAACTTGCGCCTCGTCTGGCTCAGCAGGCGGCATATCCTCGTTAGCTGGCTCTGCGTATGTCCCAACCTGGACGGGTAGCATATCGTCGCGTTCATCACCCAACGGCTTGTCGTCGTACCATCGCTCGCGGATCTCTCTGATGGTGTGCGTCACGGCGAAAAGCGTTTGTTCTTGCATCTCTATCGCTCGGTCGGTGACGCGAATGTCCTCAAACTCGGCGCTCAGGTTATCGCCGTATGCTGGCAGCAGTGAGCGTTGGATAGTCTCTGCCACGCTCACCAATAGGCCCCAGCAGTAGGAGGCGAATACTTCCTTGCCGACGCGGCTGTTGGCCTCGGTGCTGTTCTCTGATAGCATCGTGTGGAGCCCTGGCGCCAGCACGCTGTAAATCTCTTCTCTGTTCCAGCGCCTCGACTCTAGAAACTCCATCTCTGCTGGGCTCATGTATGTCGATACCCACTTGGGTGTCGATGTGCCCGTGCCGCGCATCAACA